TCGTGAAAAAAAGAAACACAAGAACGGTAAAGTCATCAAGAATGAACACGGCTACGAACAGTGGGAAATCGTGGGCTACGAAAACAACAACGTCCACTTTGACGAAAATAGCGACTTTGAAATTTTCATTGAACCAAAGTTCATTAGCGAGGAGGTGACGTCATGAATATTTTACCAAAATCAGAATGGACGAAAGCAAACATTAGAGAACAGTTTGTTAATGCTCAGATGCTTTTAGAAGAAGCGAGGCAAGGTAATGATCGTGAGTTCATTAAACATTGGAAAGAATTGATTTCACAGATTGAGCAGAAGATGACGCCAGAACAGTTTTCTTTAGAAATGGATGACTTTTCACAGTGTTCACCTGATCTGTATCAAAAACAGTATGAGCGAGTAAAACAGTATGAGGTGACATCATGACTTATGACTTTTTAACTTTCGTTTACGATGAGCAGCATAGGCTTTGGGGTACTACTGAGGACCACCGCGTGAAGTCAGTCAGGAAAGCGGAGAAGTTTGCTAACTTCCAAGACTACGGAGGTCGTCCGTTGGACGACTTCAAGCCTCGCAACATCCACGACTTCTTTGACTACCTCGAGAGCGAGGGCTTCAAAAATAGCACAATCAACCGATACGCCGCTATGATAATTCGTGTGTTCGATCACGCAAAAGACGAAGAGCACATATCACATGTGCCTAAGTTTACTTGGAAAGAGGAGGACGCCAACGCTCGTCCCCTCTACTACACGGAGCGGCAACTTGAGAAAATGGAGGAGTACCACAGGAACACGGCAGACTGGGCCATAGAGCATTTGATTGTAATCGGGCATCAGACAGGGATGCGACTTGGTGAGATCCTGTCAGTGAACCTACACAGTATCGAAAAAGACGACAAGGGCAACGACTGGATCTACCTTCCAAAGACCAAGAATGGTAAGGATAGAGCCGTGCCAGTCAACGAGATAACTTATAAGGCGTTAGCGGCCCTCGACTTTCTTCCGGCTCGTCACTTCGAGCACACGCGATTCTATCGAGCGTGGGGTCGCATGAGGCGCGACTTGCTGCATAATGACCCTCGCTACTGTTTTCATACGTTACGTCACACTGCCGCCACAAAGATGGCTAATGACCTCAAGGTCAACTCAACCGTGATTGGTATGATGTTGGGGCACAAGAGCGAAAAGACGACAGCAAAGTACATTAAGGCCAAGCCGTCAGCGCTAATCGAGATTGCGGCTCGGATGTCTGGGGGTGCACAGTGACTACGCACTATACAAATCTTAGGGAAACAGTAAGGTAAAGGAAGGAGAGACAAATGAGACATTTGACAAAAGTCACTAATAAAGAACTCACGAATGCTTCCGACATCTTAAAACTACAGTACGCAAGGAACGTAGCATTGCTTGAAGTCGAATTGAACAAAGGACTTCCAAAGGCAGAAGACGAGAAATTAGAGCAACTGTTAAATTACTCTTCGTCTACTGTTAACAGGAGAAACTTTTTACTTCATTGCATCGTAGCAAAGATCGACAATGCATACATAACAGTGGCTGATACTAGAAAGCTAGTAGTCGTCAGTCGAGCAGGAATGGACGTCATGATCAACGAGTGTGAGGAAGCAGGATGGATAAGTGTAAAACGAAACAAACAGGGCCACAGAAGGCTACAAGGCACTGATTTGGCAGTCAGATCGATGCTTCACTACTCAGACCATTTAGCTAAATTGGTGCAAAAGTACGACACCAATACGCTAGTTTATTCTATCGGACACTTAGAGCAAGCGAAGTTTCTTTTAGATACAAAGTAGGCACTACGAGGCAGCAACAGCGCCTATCTAAAGGGCGTGGACTTCATGCAGGCAAATAAACCAAGTTCTTCAGACCAACAGGGGTGAACACTATCACATAAGTTAGAGACTGGTCAGTCGAGGCGTACCTCAGATTGACACTGCTCGAGGCGTTGGAACGCCATCTGTCCCCCTCTTGAAGGACGAGAGGAAGAGCAAATGACTATAGATACTAACAGAGCCTATGAGACCTCGATGAGGGACCAAGGCAACGAAAGATACAAAGACAAGTACGAAGGGTCTGAAGATGTCACTGACAGCCCCCACCACTTCAACCAACTTAAACAAGCGTTACCTAAAGTTACTGAAGGTATCGAAAAGGCACTTAAAGAGGGCCGTAAGTCTAAAGGCCGCATACCGACTTGGGTCGAAGAGTTGTCTACAGTTGACGCAGACATTTTAGCCTACATTGGCCTTATGTGTTCGTTTAATGGGGTGTTGAAGGTCTCCACAGTCACTCAAGTCACTCAAACCATGGGTGAACTTATCGAGAAAGAGTTGCTCAAGAATGAGTTGCTATGGCACGACAAACAGGAACATCAGACGGCTATAGACACGGCATCGAAGGCCGGACTAGAGCGTCCGACACCGCGCAACACAAACAAGCGTATAATCAATCAGGTCACTACAGCGCATACGTCACCTAAGTATCGAATGAAGGCTCTTCGCATCATCGCGGAGAAGAACGGCTTTCGCTCGATGAACTTTGGTATTGCAAAGACCAGAGCCGAACGCCAGTCAATCAAGGAGCGAAGGACCAAACTTGCGGCTCCTGTTCTGTCGATTGTTCTCGAGTGCTCTCATGTGTTTGATAAGTCGTTGGAGATCGAAGGTAAGAACAATACGATGCTTCGGCTAAAGTTTACCGAAGCCACCGAAAAGCAACTTGAGAAGTCGGAGAAGTACCTAAGTTGGATGGCTCCAATCTTTAAGCCAATGCTTGCAGAGCCAAAGCCTTGGACAGACTTTGACACTGGCTCCTATCACGACGACTTTCTTTCTAGTTGTGTGAAGTTGGTCAGGTCAGCCACCATCGAGCAAGAGAACACAATCCGACATCAGTTTACAAAAGGCACTCCCGACTATGTCCGTGCAGTTAACGCACTGCAAGCCACACCGCTTTCGATTAACACGGACGTACTCGAGATCGTGCAGTGGTGTTGGGACGAGCGCAAACAGTTAGGCAAGTTTCCGACTCAAGATCTACCAGAGCGACCACGGATGCCGGAGAACTGGCAAAACTTAGAGCCGCAAGTCATCGCGGAGATCAAGGCCGACATCAGGCGACATCAGAAACTGGTAACTCAAGTCAAAGGTTCAGCCGAGGTCATGAGACAAGATCTACAGACGGCCCATGAACTGGCTGTACATGACAAGTGGTTTTTACCAATGAACCTAGATTTTCGAGGTAGAATATATGCAATACCCTCGTTTAATTACTTCCGCGACGATCACATCAAGGCGCTGTTTACCTACTACCGTGGCTACAAGGTCGAGGGCAACAATGCGTATTGGCTCATGATCCACCTCGCCAACTGTGGAGACTTCGACAAGATCTCAAAGGCTCCCCTCGATGAGCGTGTCGAGTGGGTGCAAAACAACCACGACAACATTCTTTCAATAGCAAAGGACTACAAGCAATCTTATGACTTTTGGAGTTCAGCCGACAAACCTTTTGCCTTTGTCGCAGCCGCTCTCGAATATGCTCGATGGGTTGAGGAAGGTGAAGACTTCGTCTGCTATGTTCCTATTAGCATGGACGGCACTAACTCTGGTGTTCAGCATTACTCATGCCTCAATCTCTCACAACGTGAAGGAGCCTTGGTCAACCTTGTACCGTCAGCGTCCGTGGCAGACATCTATGCCAGTAACGCAGAAAACGTCACCGAGATTCTCGAGGGACAGCGGTCAAGCAAAGTAAAATTCAACGACAAGCGTAAAGACAGTTCGACTATCGGCAAACTAAGCCGCATATGGCTCGACTACGGCATTACGCGAAGCGTCTTGAAGAGGAGTGTGATGACATTTGGCTACAGTTCCAAGCCTGTGGGCATGGCGGCACAATTTGTCGAGGATCTCATGAAGCCGCTACAGCGCAAAGTTGCTTACAAGCAGATCGATGAGCACCCAATCGCACCGACAGAACAGGGTCAGTTTGAAGCGGCAAGGTTCATTGCAAACGTCAGCTACCGTGCAATACAAAAGACGCTACCGAAAGTCTCCGGTGCTATGGAGTATCTACAAGGCATTACGGAGGTCTTGGCTCGAGAGAACAAGGCGGTCAAGTGGACGTCACCGAGCGGCTTTCCAATCGTGCAAGACTACAGAAAGACCAGACGTCGAGAGATTAAGATCTTTTTGTATGACCGTGCAATCAAACAGCGCAAGAGAACCAAGATCTCATTAAGTCAGGATCTGGATGATGCAGACGTCAAAAAGGCGACCAACGCTATAGCCCCCAACTTCATCCATGGTTGCGATTCAGCGCATGTACATAAGGTCATCTGCAAGATGCTTGATGATGGTACAGCAGAGGACTTCTTTATGATTC